GCAATACAATCAACAGTACCAGCCAATCTTAAATGATTTGAATACAAATATTTTTCTTGTAAATAAACATTATTAACATTATTTAAATAGGGCACAATGGATTTAAACATATCAAGTTGAATCGGATGCTCAATTTCCATATCCTCATTGGCAATGTATTTTTCCACGATCTTATGAAATCTGGTACCCCGTGATGATGCAGCTTTTGAAATTTTATTTGCCTGCTCATGTCCTACCTTATTTCTCCATTCTTGTATACTTTTTCTACTAAAATAAGAAAGCATGGTAGTTACAGAAGGATATTTGTATCCTTCTGGTGTTATGTAATAACGTTTGCCCGATTCTTCTGTTATTTGTTTTAGATCAATGTCTGGTATTTTTACATGATTAAAATTCATATTAACTTTGTAGTATTTCTATTGCATGATTATAATGTTTTACTCTATCTTCCAACCCAATGAATCCACCGTTGATTTTCTTCGTTAACATCTTAATGTCTTGAACATCAGCAAGCTCATTTAATTTATTTGCATGCCAAAACCAACATGCCGAATGAAGTGCATAGTAAGGTTGAGTCAAGACATCGGGCATTCTAATAAGAGTATCATCTTCAAACATAAATTGTGAGCAACGTGTGTAATTTTGTTTACCGGTCAATTGAATCAGTCCCCTGCCTCTGAATTTATAACCTTCACCCGATTCCTCGGGTCCATTTCCCATTCTGTTGGCATACACTCGATTTGCAATCTTTTCCGGTTGACGAGCATAAGATTGTGCCATTTCCATTGTAGGGAAATACTTTGGGAAAATGCGCTTTAGACCATCTGCTGAATAGTTAAGATTTTCAGATAGTACTGTAAACCCCCCCGATTCGTGAGCACATTGTGCAATGAAGGCAGATACTCTAGCAACATCGCTGATTCCATATTGAGGCAATGCGTCACAAACAGCATCGTACCACTCGGCAATATTTTTTACTTTTGGTAATAAATGATGAAGTTTATCCTCAGAAAAATCGAAATCAAACATTTTTTTTCCTTTAGTTAATTTTTATGATTACGATACCGGAGCCGCCTGCTCCACCACCACCATATGCAGGTAGAGGAATACTTCCGCCACCCCCTCCGCCACTTCCAGTAAAACTACTACCAGGGCCACCCGCTGTTGGGCTAGGAGATGACGGAGTGCCACCATTTCCTCCGCCGCCAGAGCCACCTGTACCAGGAGTGCCTCCGCCAAACGGTGCGCCACCTCCACCGCCTGCGTAAGTGACAGATGAGCCTGAAATTGACGATGATGTGCCGTCACCACCATTCCCACTTGTTGTACTGGTTCCGGCTTTTCCTAATCCCGACACAGGAGAGCCTGTAAGATTTGAACCGCCGCCACCTCCGGCACCCTCATATGGAGCTGCGGTTGATCCAGCTCCACCATTATTTCCTTGGGAAGTCGGAGTAGTTGCCGGCGTATTCCCTGAACCACCAGATCCACCATAAAACCCACCGCCGCCAGACCCGCCGGATTTTCCTGCAAGCGAACCTCCACCTGGGTTTGAAGCCCCTCCACCACCTCCAAAAGCATTGATACCACTAAGTGAGCCTGTGATGGTTGTGCTAGAAACCGTTTGGCTTACGTTAACCGTATAAGTTCCTGCACCCCCTGTTCCTGTGCCGTATGCTGTAATGATAGTTCCTGTTGCGACTCCGGTTCCTGATAACGTCATCCCTGCGTAGAACGTATTAGTTACTGTACCGCCAACAGTTAAGGTTGTGCCTGAGATAGATGATGCTGTTCCAGAAGCGTTTGATATGGACGGGTCATTAGCTATTGGAGATCCTGAAAACGATGAGTTACAGCCAGAAACACCCGATCTATTGCCGTAACCCAACACTGACGAGCCGCCTGCTCCACCACCACCAACGGTTACGGTGTAAACACCATCCGAATTGGGGCCACCCGTAGATGAAACGCTTAATCCCGTTCCTGTTCTATAACCTCCTGCACCACCTCCACCACCAGCAGCACCACCTCCACCACCTCCACCGCCAACCACAAGGTAGTCAACAGAGGTCACACCCGTAGGACATGTCCACGTAGTCGTGCCTTTGAATACAAAGACGGTTTGGCTAGGTGCGGTGTACTTTAGAATGACGATACCGGAGCCGCCTGCTGCACCAGGTTGTGGCGCATTTGGCGCATTATATCCAGCACCACCACCGCCACCGCCAGTATTAGTTGTTCCTCCTGGTGTTGGTGTAGTATTGTTACCAGTGCCGCTTCCACCTCCACCAGTGCCTCCGGTGCCACCAGTGCTGTCTCTAGCACCACCACCGCCACCGCCAGCATACATTACACTAGTACCTGTTATAGTAGAGGCAGTACCAACACCACCACTACCGCCGGTTCCATTTGAAGGCTGAGTTCCTGCTGCACCAGCACCGCCGCCTCCGCCTCCAGCTGCTGGATTACTAGGACTTGTTGTATATCCAGCAGCTCCATTATTACCCTGTGCTGGACTCGTAGAGGGAGTATTTCCAAGACCAGCAGCACCAACAGTACTAGTAGTTCCAGGATTACCTGTAGGACCAGTAAATCCTCCTCCTCCTCCTCCGTTTCCACCAGCAACACCTGCTATAGCAAGACCTTGTCCACCACTGCCACCACCGCCACCACCGCCACCGCCGGTAGATGTAATAGTAGAAAAAACTGAATTTCCTCCACTGGTGCCAGTACCAGGACTAGCAGTTCCACCAGTACCTGCAGCACCTACTGTAACGGTGTAATCCGTTCCAGCAGTAACTGATAATCCAGTTCCAGTTCTATATCCACCTGCTCCACCACCACCGCCAGATCCGCCACCTCCACCCCCACCACCAGCCACTACCAAATACTCAACCTCCGTCACCCCATCAGGGCAGGTCCACGTTGAGGTAGCCGTAAAGGTTTGTATAACAGTATACGAGGAAGAGGCGGAACCTGTGGCTCCAATAGAAAGACCTCGTAAAAATAATCCTCTTATAATATTATCTGGCATTTTTAATGTAAATTGAAACTAGGTGTTATACTCGATACACCATTAACTATATCCCAATTCCTTTCTTATTTTGGTTGCGCTAATAGTAGTAATACTTTCGTCAAATTTTTCTTCACCGCTTGTATAACCTACATCACGACCCCATCCTATATGTACAATATTGGGGACAAGTAAGATCTCATATTGACCTTGATAAAGAGGATCCAAATCCCGTTTAATTGCAGCTTTAACTTGTTCAAAATTAAATGGATTAGAATTATTCCAGCCTTGGCAATCACGAACCATTATACAAACTTGTTCAGTTCTTTTTAGTAATCTTTCAAATAACGCTCTATGACCAGAATGCCAAGGTTGCCAACGACCAAGCATTTGCACTGTTTCTTTTTTCCAATCAAATTGTGGTCTACGTGCGTTTTTAACAATCTTGTCAGCAATGTACAATGACCATCTATCAGCATCTTTTTCTGTTACTCTAAAATCATATATATCCGGTGAAACAAATGCTTTATTAGTATCATCATATCTACTCTTATCAATAGTATCCATCCAAATTACCCAATCTGCTTTAAAATTGTGTCGCATTTCGGGTAAGGGTGCAACAAAATCACATATCACATAGTCTGCATTAGAGTTAATTGCGAATTCTGCCATTCGTATTGATTGTCTAATTCTTCCTTCTCTGGAAAAATCCCAATCGTTATACTTTTTACGAATTTCATCTGCATTGAACCATTTTACCACCGGTTGCCAATATAATGGAATAGTTTCAAATTCTGCAAGTTTTTCAATTGGCATTTCAATAGAAAATTCTAGTCGCTTTTTAAGTTGTTCTGCCATTACAGTTTTTCCGGAACCAGGCAGACCCATAATTAAGATTTTTTTCATATATAATCCAGTAATATTTATTTCAAAGTTATTAACTACGCAGTAAACGAACTGTTCTTACCCCGCCACCACCTCCGCCGCCAGCAACAACCAAATATTCAATGAAGTATACAGGGGAATTCAATACCAATCCTCGTATTTTAGTACCTTTAAGAATATTATTGGGCATATTTGTCTTTAAAATCTTTTATTGCAGCCTTGATCGCATCCTCTGCCAATATGGAGCAGTGTATTTTAACGGGTGGTAACGCAAGCTCTTCTGCAATTTGAGTATTGCGAATAGTGCCGGCTTGCTCGAGAGTTTTACCTTTGACCCATTCCGTAATGAGCGAACTAGACGCAATCGCTGAACCACATCCATATGTTTTAAATTTAGCATCCGTAATGATACCATCGTCATTCACCTGTATTTGTAGTTTCATAACATCACCGCAGGCAGGTGCGCCAACCATGCCTGTACCTACTCTTTTTACTTCCTTGGCGAAGGAACCAACATTACGAGGATTTTCGTAGTGATCTAAAACTTTTTCTGAGTAAGCCATGTTATGCCGAAAAAGAGGAACCGCAACCACAAGTATTGGTTGCATTGGGATTTTTAATAACGAATTGAGACGAAGTTAAATCTTTTTTAAAGTCTATTTCTGCACCAGTTAAATATGTCATGGAAGCAGCATCTACTAGCACTTTGATACCATTTCTTTCCATAACAAAATCATCATCTGCTTGGTTTTCGTCAAATGTAAATCCATAAGAAAACCCTGAGCATCCTCCGCCCTGTACGAATACTCGCAAAGGAGAGTAATCATTTTCTTCTATCTGGACTTGTTTAATTTGATTAAATGCTTTGTCGGTAACTAATAACATTATTCCCTCGAGTAAAGAGTCGGTTTCCCGACTCTTTATTTATATCTAATTTCCCCCGTATCTAGATTCATATTCTAATCTAGCTAGAATATATTCTTTAACTAATGGTGATCTAACTATATCTTCTACTCCAAATTCTATAGTTTTAAATGAGGGCATCATATCGGCAATCACCATGAATTTTTTCAATCCGGATAAATCAGTTTTCTTGTATAAATCTGTTTGTCTAAAATCTCCACAAAAAATAATTTTAGATCGATCTCCTACTCTGGTAATAATGGAATTGAGTTCCATATCTGTCATGTTTTGGCATTCATCGACAATGATAATGGAATCATCTAAAGTAATACCTCGCACAAAAGAGGTAATTAAAAATTGTATATGTCCTTGTTCTATTAATCTTTGATACGCATCTTGACGATTAAATAATGTTCTACAAATATCTACATATGGTTCAGTATACACTTCTGTTTTTTCTTTTTCATCCCCAGGCAAATGACCTATATCTCTGCTTGGGACAGCTGATCTAACTATTACAACTTTTTCAAAAGTGTTTTGTTTATCTAAAACCTCCTCTAGTGCGTGATATAAAGCGATGAAAGTTTTCCCTGTACCAGCCACACCATGTAACAGCATGATTTTAGCGTTTTCGTATAATTCAAATACTCTCCTTTGATTTTCTGTCAATGGCTCAACTACATTAAGATCATCTAATCTAATTTTCAATTTATTGTTGTGAATTGTAAATTGCGGTTGATGATCGTGTAGCTGTAAATTATTTTTATGTTTTGCCATGAAGCCCTCGTAAAAAGTAAGTGAGGGCAATAACAGTTAGTTATTACCCTCCCAGGAGATGATTGTTAGGATTGCAGTCATCGTCTTGATAATTTGTCTGCCAAGTTGCTTCTGTAATTATTTTCAGCAATCTTAGACAAGACTTCTCTAAACCCACCATCTATTGTTCTGACCCCAAGACGAACCGGGTCTATTAAAGCGTTGCCGCCTCGATGATGTGCTTCGTAATTTTTAGATTTACATTTCGTACACTCTTGCTCTGTTCGTTGGGCGATCGAACAGTGTACATTAAAAATTTCTTCGCAATCATTACATTTAAAACTATAACTGGGCATATTTAAACCAATCAGGAGTTTCTCTCAATTTCCATGAAGCCAAATGCTGCTTGGCACCGTTGTAATAATTTATATATGATCTGACACTATCTCCAGGAACTTTGTATTGTTCTGGCATAGCAGGAGTAGGTTCAGTAAAATCTCCTTTTGGAATATTAATAGGACATACCCAGAAATAGGGCATCATTCTTTCTGCAGAATGACGCTTTTTGTATCTAAAAGTATATTCTTGTAATAAATTAAACCAAAGACTATACAACCATTTATAATTATTGTCGGAAGATCTGGTCCAAATACCCGAAGGATGCTTAATGTGACTAGCTTTCCACATTATATTTTCTCGTTCATCCGGCAATAACCATCGTTTAATATTTCTATTGTTAATGGTCTTTCCATAATATTCTTGACCATCTAACACTCTATGGGCAGTGGACATAAGTTGTCCATATTCTAAAATCATCTTGACTACATGTTTATCATTGTGCAGTTTTGCGCACAACTGAGGATCCGGGGAAAAATAAAAAATATTCATAATCTTATTTCTACTTTTTCTATTGATTTAAGAATAGTATTGATCACAAGTTTAGTTTCTTTAGAAAACAAAACCGATTCTTTGGCTTCTGTTAAGCATCTAATGATAATTACAGGATCATACTTAGATAAATTTCTAGTTGTTATCTTTTCTTTTAGATTTGAAAAGGTATTTATCGCCATTATAGTAATGAATATTTCATCATCCGTATAAAGCGGAATTTTATAACCTGTTTGTAGTTGTTTACATGGAAATTGTAAAATTTGCGCTGTCATCGAGAGTCCTTGCTCTCGATTATTTATAGTTTAGAAGAATTAATCTTCTTTGTTATCGGAGGGAAATTTTGTGCTAGCATATCTAATAAGAACAACACTAAAAGATAAAATTAAAACCGTAATACCAAGCACTAGTATTTCCGTCATGTGTTCTTTTCCATCTGCAACCAAATCAATTAGATGCCGAGTTAAAGCAGTGATGCCAATGTAAATTAAAAATCTAACGGGCATGTGATTTGTCTTAAAATAAATGCCCACCATGGCACCTATTTCAAGATAAATGAATAACAAAAGAATATCTTGTATGGTCGCATAATCTTGGTAAAACATTACTACAACAGCATAAAATGCCGACCAAACAGTAACAGCACCAATAACAAATAATGCAGTAATGTGAAAGAATTGCGTTAATGAATTACCTATATTTTTTGTTTTAGAAATTTGTTCGTTTATCATTTAATCTGTTCACTATTATCTGCAATATTTTTATCTTCTCGTAATTCAATAAACGTCGGCAGGAATAAACTTTCTACATTACCGCCCTTATCTTGAATTCTTGCATTATATTTAACTGTTGCAATTTTTCCTACTGTATAATCAACTGTAAACATATTTCGTTGTTCATCGGAATAACCCGAACCCACATTCACTCGAATAGCACCATCTGCAGATTCACAGATCAAGGCACCAAGTCTATTTTTATTTTTGCCTGTACCTCGTTCCCAACCTACAATCATCAGATCACATTCAAGTTCCGCTTTAAATTTAACTTGATCCTTACTACGTTTGTCTTCCCAGATACCATTCATTGACTTAAGAATAATACCTTCCTGTCCTTCGTCTAAAAACTTATTAAACAATTTATTGGCAGTATATTGATCTTCGACAGATTGCGTAAAAACAATATCAATTAAATGTGCTGTGGATTTTTGTCTTTTGAATTTATTTACATTTTTAACTAAATTAGAAAAACGAGTCTTATAGGGAACAGTATATTTGCCTTGAAGAAATACATCAATAGGAATCATATCCCATAGTGTTGCTCGTACCATATCTCCTTCTTTTTGAGACTGGGTACCTTTAATTGCTTTGGTTAAGATACCATTGCCTGTTTTGCGATCAAGCGGTTTGCCAGCTCCATCAACCACAAGAAGTTCACCATCAAATACGCAGTCAAGCCCATACACCTCTGCCAACCCAACAAATGCTTCACCAAATAAATCTGAAGCGATATCCAATTGCTTACCATTACGACTCCTAAATTCTACTTTGCCGTCGCGGACGATTGCGTTAAAGCGCATACCATCCAATTTGAGTTGGACATAGGACGGGAATCCGATTTTGTCGACAAGTTTCTGTTCGAATCCAGAAGCCAGCATGACGGGATACGTCTTAATGAGTCCTGGCCAGATTTTATTAATGGTTGGCTCCCCGACTCCGCATCGAAGGTCTTGTTTGATAATTCTTTCAATAACGCTGGCATCTTCCGCATGAAGAGACTCCAATATAAATGTCAAATGATCAATTGCCGCATTACCTGTCTTTTTACGAGAGGCGAATTCTTTTTCAAGCTCAACCATTGCCCAAGTTA